GCCGCCCTGCAAGTTCAGGACGACAACGAGCAGTTCACCACGCTGACGGTTTCCAGCCAGAAGCACATCGGCATCAACTTCACTTCTGCCGAGCTGACCATGCAGTTGGACGACTTCGCGGAACGTGTTCTCAAGCCGCGTATCAGCCAATTAGCCTCGAGTGTTGATGCTGACGTTGCCAACGCCTACAAGTCTATTTTCAACACCGTAGGCACCCCAGGCACCACCCCTGCCACCGCTCTGGTTCTGCTGCAAGCGCAACAGAAGCTGAACGAATCGGCCAGTCCTATGGCACCGCGCTACGCCACCGTCAACCCCGCCGCTAACGCTGGGCTGGTCAACGGTATGACCGGCTTCTTTAACCCGACGGGTACTATTTCCCGCCAGTTCAAGACCGGCATGATGGGCGAGGGTGTGCTGGGCTTCGATGAGATGAATATGTCTCAGTCGATTGTCAATCACACCACAGGCAGTCGTGCAGGCACCATCTTGGTCAACGAAACGGTTGCCACTCAGGGGCAAGCTACTATTACCCTTGATGGTCTTACCTCTACCACTACTGTTACTGTGGGCGATGTGTTTACCATAGCTGGCGTGAATGCGGTCAACCCGCAAACCCGTCTTAGCACGGGTAGCCTGCAACAGTTTGTGGTGACCGCAGCGCAAACGGCGTCTGGTGGCGACATGGCTAACATGGCGATCTCGCCGCCCATGTACACGGCTGCAAACGCGCTGGCGACCATCGATGCGTTCCCGGCTAACAACGCTGCGGTGACGTTCGTGGGTGCTGCGTCAACTGTTTTTCCGCAAAACTTGGTCTATCACAAGAATGCGATCACGTTGGCAACGGCTGACCTCTTGCTCCCGCAAGGTGTCGATATGGCTTCGCGCCAGGTGCATAACGGCATCTCGATGCGGATCGTGCGTCAGTACGACATCAATAACGACCGTATGCCTTGCCGTGTCGATGTGCTGTATGGTTTCAACACCATTCGCCCACCGATGGCCTGCCGGATCTGGGGCTAACCAAACTGCTCCCGCGTTAAACGCGGGGGCAACTTAACACTTTAGGAGAAACAATCATGGCTCTCGCATCAGTTGGTGGTGGCTATCAGTTTACTGATGGCAATCTAAGCGAACTTACAATTGGCACCCAAGCCGCGCAGCAAACGGCAACCGCAACCGCAACCTTGACGGTTACGCAAACCCTTGGCGGTCTTTTGGTGGGCGATCCGTCCACCTCGGCGGCAACCTACACGTTGCCTACCGCCACGGCAATTGATGCCGTAATGACCAATATGAAAACCAACAGCACATTCACGCTGCGGGTAATCAACCTTGGCACATCTACCGGCCTCATTACGGTGGCAGTTGGCACTGGCATTACTGCGGTTGGAAACTTGGTTGTGGCTATCACCGGCAGTGCAGCAGGCGTTGGTGGCGCAGCAGAATTTCTGTTCCGCAAAACCGGCACTGCGGCGTACACACTTTACCGGGTAGCTTAGTAACAACACCTCGCGGTGTAACAACCGCGAGGTGGTTTTTAAGGAATATCATGGTCATCTACATGCGGCATCCCGTCCACGGTAACAAGGTCGCTATTGCAGAGGCCGAAGCAGCATACGATGAAAAAAGTGGCTGGGTGCGGTATGACGCCGGGGCGCTGTTGACGCCTAGCGAACCCGTACTGAACGAACTGGCAAAACCTCGCGGCAGACCGCGTAAGGAGATTGCGGCATGACCACTTCCGCTGGCGACCAGATCAACGGAGCGTTGCGCCTGATCGGTCAACTAGCCGAAGGTGAAACGCCATCAGCAGCAACTTCAGCCGATGCGCTGACTGCGTTAAACCAGATGCTTGATAGCTGGTCGGCTGAACGCCTGTCGGTGTTCTCGACGCAAGATCAGATATTTACCTGGCCGGCCAATACCGCAACACGATCTTTGGGGCCAACGGGTAATTTTGTCGGCAACCGGCCCGTACTGGTGGACGACTCAACGTACTTTGTCGATACCAGCAACAGCATCAGTTTTGGCATCAAGCTGATAAACCAGCAGCAGTACAACGGCATTGCGGTAAAGACAGTCACCAGCACCTATCCGCAAGTCATGTTCGTAAACATGAAAATGTCGGATATTGAGATGACTGTGTACCCGGTGCCAAGTAAGGCGTTGCAATGGCACATTATCAGCGTCACCGAGCTAACCGAGCCTGCAACCTTGGCAACCACGTTGGTGGTTCCTCCCGGCTATTTGCGCTGTTTCCGTTTTAACCTGGCGGCTGAGATTGCTGCCGAGTTTGGCGTGGAGCCGCCGCCCCAAGTGCAGCGGATCGCCATGTCAAGCAAGCGCAACATCAAGCGGATCAACAACCCCGACGATGTGATGAGTATGCCGTACAGCATAGTGGCAACCCGCCAGCGGTTCAATATCTACAGTGGGAATTACTAACATGGCTAATATCGCAATTTCTGCTCTACCCGTTGCCGCTTCGCAAGCCGGCGCTGATGTGCTGCCGATTGTGCAAGCTACAACCAGCACAACTAAACAACTGTCAATCACTAATCTATTCACCAGCCCGACGTTTGTAACGCCTGCGCTGGGCACGGTTGCCAGCGGCAACATCAGTGCTTGCACCAGCACCTCGATGGCGTTGACCACGCCGGTAATCGGTGCGGCAACCGGCACGAGCCTATCGACCACGGGCAACCAAGTCATCAGCAGCACCGGCAAGCAAGGCTACGCTACTGGTGCGGGTGGAACGGTTACTCAAGCCACCAGCAAAGCAACCGGCGTGACGTTGAGCAAATCAACTGGTCAGATTACGTTAAACGCCGCCGCACTTGCCTCAGATACCACGGTCAGTTTTACCCTGACCAACACCGTTATTGAGGCTGGGGACATTTTGATAATGAACCACATCAGCGCAGGCACAGCCGGTTCGTACCTGCTTAATGCCCAATCTGCTGCGGGTTCAGCCAGCATTAACGTGCGGAATATCACCGCAGGTTCGTTGAGCGAGGCAATCGTGATTGCCTTTGCAGTTATCAAAGCGGTAACGGCGTAATTGAAAACGCCCATCCTTGGCGGCAGCTACGTCGCGCGGTCGATCAATGCGGCAGACAACCGCATGGTCAACCTGTTTCCCGAGGCGGTGCCAGAAGGCAGCGGCGGGAAAGAGGCGGGCTTTCTGTTGCGGTGTCCTGGCTTGCGGTTGCTGGCAACTGTTGGTGATGGCCCTATTCGCGGCCTGTGGGTGACCAATGGCGTAGGGTATGTGGTGTCCGGCAGTGAGTTCTACAGCCTGAATACCAGTTGGGTTGCAACCTTGATCGGTTCTGTTTCAGGCACTGGGCCGGTCAGTATGGCTGATAATGGCACCCAGATATTCATCGCCTGCAATCCCGATAGCTACATCTACAACACCTCTACGGCAGTGCTTGCCCAGATTACCGACGTTGACTTCCCCGGCGCTGGATCAGTTGGCTACCTTGACGGGTACTTTGTATTTAACGAGCCAGACTCGCAGAAGTTTTGGGTAACCAGCCTGCTCGACGGAACTTCCGTAGATCCGCTGGACTTTGCCAGCGCGGAAGGTTACCCTGACGATGTAATCGCGCTGATCGTAGACCACCGCGAAATCTTTCTGTTTGGCACTACCAGCGTTGAGGTCTGGTATGACGCGGGAACGCCGGACTTCCCCTTGGCGCGGATTCAAGGCGCGTTCATGGAAGTGGGCTGCGAAGCTGCTTACTCCGTTGCAAAGCTCGACAACAGCGTGTTCTGGCTGGGGTCGGATGCTAGAGGCCGAGGGATTGTCTATCGGGCTAACGGCTACACGCCAGCGCGGGTATCAACCAACGCAGTGGAATATGCTATTCAAAGCTACGGCAGCATTTCTGACGCAATTGGCTACACATACCAGCAAGACGGGCATCCGTTCTATGTGCTGATCTTCCCGTCAGCCGAAGCGACATGGGTATACGACGTGTCTACCCAGTTGTGGCACGAACGTGCTGGGTTTGAAAGCGGGCAATTTACAAGGCACCGTAGCAACTGCCAAACGTCATTCAACGACGAGATTGTGGTTGGGGACTATGAGGATGGACGACTGTACGCATTTGACCTAGATGTCTACGCCGACGATGACCAGATCCAAAAGTGGCTGCGGTCGTGGCGGGCGCTGGCTACGGGGCAGAACAACCTCAAGCGCACCGCGCACCACAGCTTGCAACTGGACGCCGAAACGGGGGTCGCCT